GCTGTGCCAACTGCGCGAGAAGCGCGATCAGCAATATCAAGGGCAACTTCAGTCTCAATTTGATTAGTAATTGCTCTCATGGCTTGCTTGATTTGATCGCCATAAATGGTATCAAAGCCAGCACCATTGTTTACGAATTTAATATCTTCCCCAGTCCACGGAATTTTAACCGATGCTGTTGAACTCATTGTCATCGTCTTGTTGTCTACAGTTTGATCTGTACCTTCTGGAATAGTCATTGCAGGAGTAACGGTAGTCACAGACACTTCGCGAGTGAAAGCTGCGCGAATTGTTTCGCCTTGAGCCGCCACTTGTGTTGCGTTGCTGTTAATCGTAGCGGAAGGAATCACACCAACCAATTCACGACCCACTGTATCTGCTGCTTGATAAATATCTGCTGCTAAATCTGTTAAAACATTAGCCATTGGAAACCACCTTAATCATCGATTATTTTGCCGCCATTTTTGACGTACTGAGAACGCTCAACTTGACTCATTGAGTCAAAGCTGGCACGGGTTATTTCTTGGGTAGCAGCGCCGCCGCTATCCTTGCCGCCTGTACGCCCTGCGCCATTGGCTTTGGTTCCTACTATTAGCGGAGCAAAGCTCGCACTATTTTGAAATTCTTTCTTCAGCTCATCAATCGACAACGCCGAGGGCTGTCCATTTTTATCAAGAACAATAGTCTCGACAGAACCATCTTCCCTTGTTTCTGTTCTCAATCGCAATTCAATATGTGGCAATAAAACACTGGCCGAACCTTGAATGGCAATCTCAGAAGCTATCTGTGCTGCTGCTTGTCCGCTTGTTAGTCCGACGATAGTCTTTGTCAGCTTCCCAATTCGTTCCTGCAACTCAGATTCGCGGGTAGTAAATTTACTTTCCCAACTTTTATGGAGTGCTTCTGTGTCATTTCCTTGCTTGGCTGCTTCCATCCTAGCTTGCTCGGCCTCTGATACGGCTGCGCGGGCTTTTTTCTTAGCGGCTTTGCTTTCAGTTAACAGTTCTTCGACTTTCTTTTTCAAACCAGTAAGATTTGACTCATCTGGTTCTGGCATTCCTGTGATTTTAAGTTCAAACCCATCGTCCGTTTTTTCGTACAAATCTTGAATGGACTCTGGCAGTTCTTCTACGCTTTCAACTTTAAAATCGATCATGTATCTCTCCGAGACTTTGCTTACCCAGTAAGCGACAACACAGTCTAATGTCCAAACATCAATTTGTCCACTTACATAAAAATACTGCACATTATTGTCTTTAAAAGTAGACGGGGGAAACTAATTAGATGTAGTAGCCACCATTTCAAAAGTAGTAACCACCACTTTTTTTCATAAATATCGTCTTTTTTTCATAAATATCGTCTTTTTTCCATAAAAACCCTTTACATCTATAAAGGAATAGCTTTATAATGACCCTACTTACTAAAAAGGGGCAGCGCAATGAAAACATTTACACAGATTAGCAAGTTTAGAGAAGGCTCTGTTGGGGACCAAAAAAACGGCAGAATCATCCATGTAATATGGGAAGACCCCAAGCGCGAAGGACTTTACACTTTAACTGCGTTCCAAGTATGTGACGGAGAAAAAACTAGAAGGTACTGCGACCTTTACGGGAAATGTAATCAAGAACAAATTATTAGCTTAACCAAAGATTTTTACGAAGTATAACCAACCACAGCCCCTTCGGGGGCATAAGGGGAATAACAATGACTATAAAAAAACAGGTTTACCAGAAGGCAAAAGAATTAAACGTTGAAATATCTTCAGAAATGGAAGACTGGCCCGAATCGAGAGCTTTATATTTTACCTTAGACGCGCCACAGGGATACGTTATGAGTTGCTCAAGTTGTCACTCTGCTCGTGTCGGAAAGAGCGGGGATTGGAAGTACATAATGGACGAGTTAAATGAAGGGCTGGAAGAATGCCTAGACGGCGAAGAATGCAGCCTTTGTAATCACTAATCAGCCCCTTCGGGGGCTAAGGAGAATAAATATGAGATTCCAAACAAAAAGCAAAAAGGCTGGATACCAGCAATATCTTGTAACAATAACCGACTCCACAGAGGTTAAGCCAACGGTTACAGTCATGATTGAAAACACCGGAGAGGATAACTGGTGTCAGTGGCACGTAGGTGAGCCAGTGATAATTGGCGAGTGCTTAACTTATGACACTAGCAACTGCTGCGGATTTGAAACCAAAAAGGATGCAATTTGGTGGTTGCAGCGAGATGGCTTTCACATTGATGAGAACACTGTACTTACTTAAACAGCTTAATCAATAAACTTAGTGACATTAGCCTTTTCAAAAATTTTAGGCTCTAGCCGATTCATGTCAGCTAGGGTTAATTCCTTGAAGTCTGTACTGAGCTGAAGCTCTGAAAACCTCTCCGCAGATATACCCCCATTCCTAAGAAGCCTTGCCCGATTCTCCCCAATAACTGACGCTTGAAAGCCTGATGGCTGTCGCTTCAACCATGAGTAATAAGTTTCGTTGGCGGGAACGCTTTTGACTACGCTTTCCCCTTGAGCATTTGTTGACCTTGCTTTTCTGGTAGCCCCCTTATCCAGAGCATCAAACCGACTATCTAATACTGCTACCACTGTGCTTCTACAATTAGGATGTGCGGGAGGTCTTAAACCTCTGTCTCTAGGGAACTCTCTGCCATCTAATGATCTGCATATTGCCGAGGTTCTTCCATCTAAAGTGCTGACCCATTTAACCTTTGTGACGATATCGCTATTATCATTCCAGACCTGTTCTCTTGCTTGGACAGATGCGTGTTGAACTGCTGTTCTAGTAGCGACAGCCATAGCTCTATTAATCCGGTGCATAGTGCCATCGGTATACCTAGCAGCTCTCGTTCCTTTGATGTTTCGTATGATTTGGCTTGTTGTTTCTCCCTGATAATAACCAGACTGGATAACTAGAGCCACTTGCTCCATAGAACGGCTGCTCATGTCTCTTAGAAAGGGCTTGAGCATCTTTCCGTTGTTCGCCCCATTGGTAGTTAGGGGGTTATCAAAAACGGCTGTACGTAGCTGTGAGGACGGAGGAACCACAAAGTCAAAAGCGACTACTTTGCCCAGAGACTTGATTTCAAAATCTCTTTCATACTTGGCTATGTCAACTGACTCGCCAGCGACCATATCTGAGTAGTTCGCTGACACTATTCTCAAATCAGCTCTTACCGACTTTAGTAATTTATCCAGACGCTTCCTTGAGTAGGAAGTTATATCCTTCCCCGCAAGTTTGGCTGATACAATTCGGTCAATATCTTTTAGGAACTTTTGATTCTTTTTTACTTCGTGTGTCTTTAAGCCTTCAAGATAAACCTGATGGCGAGTAGCTATTTCAGTGAGTTCTTCTGGGCTTTCAGGCATTAGATTTCTTCGTCAAGATCAGCCATTGAATCTTGAATGCCTATTTCTTCAGAATAATCCTCTAGCGTTTTATCTTTATCGACCAGCCCGTGAAGTTTCTGCCAGTTCAATAGATCACTGATAGGGAGCGCACCTTGTAAGAATGAAGCCACCATAGCCGTAATGTCTTGAGCTGATGCGTTAGGCTTAACGAATTGTCTGTTGATTAATAAAGTGGCCTCTTCGTTATCATCGCCCATGAATAATTTAACGTAGCCTAGAGCTTGGTTGTAAGCCTCTGAAACATTGGAGGAGATAAGACTCAATACGCTGTGCTGCGCCATTAGCTCACCATCAACCTGAGTAGCTGTTTTTGCCGCCCCATTGGGAGATAGGAACATAGCTCCAAGACCTATCATCATTTGAACCTTATCCGTCATTGCTTCTTTTGCGAGACTGTTAGGTTTAGCTTGGGCGAAGTCGAATTTTTCACCAGACGGAACACCCATCAATGTCCCAGAGCCTATGAATTGACCATTCTTTCTCAGGTCATCCAAAGTGTCCCCCGATAAGCCAGACATCCACGGCTGCACTTGCCCCACAACAAAGACAGAATCTTCATAGATTGCCGAGTTGTTAAAATGACCAACATTGATCTTTGACAGATCATACATAGGAGCAAAATCAATTCTGGATGTATTAGCCTCCGAACCAACAAAAATAAAGGGAATCATGGTTAGTCTTTGCCCTTTGCTGTCTACAGGAGTTGACTCACTATGAATATAATGTTCTCCGGTAAGATCATGCTTGCGCCACTCTCTTTGATAATATCCGTCATCGTCTAACCGCAGTTCAATATAAATATCGATTACATCAAAACCAAAACCGTCATAGTGCGGCTCGTTCTCGGTTGATTTTAATACGATTAGAACGGGCTTAACTTTTGAGCCTATTTTTCTGACTTGCCAATTAACAATTTGGTCCGCGCTAAACCTAGTGACGGTTGCAACAGTCTGGTTATCAACCATATCCTGCCTTGAAACATCGCCATCAACAGTGGGGAAGTCTATTAACAGTCCCGCTCTGCCAATTCTCACAACGTCTTTAAAGACTTCTTGAGCTTGTTGATAGATAGATACGCCAGCCCCGTCGATGTCATACCTAACATAATCCAAGCTATCGGGGACTGTGCATTTCGGGGGCTCACTAAAAGCCTTTCCTAAAAATCCTTGAGCGGTATATCCAGCAATTGCATAAAAGACACTTCTCTTAAAAAATTGATCTCTGCGCTGCTGCGCTGACTGTGAGCCGTCATGACTGTTAATTTTTACGATGTATTGTTTTAAATTTTTGGCTTCACAAATATCGTCAATGAGCTGCCATTGTTGAATACTGTTTACATAATTGGGGTGCTGGAAATCGATCATATTGCCATGCCTATATCGGTTTCAAAAATTGGTCTACTCAGTGACCATTTTCGATTGATAAAGTATCCCGCCGCATCGACCCAGTCATCTATTGCAGGATGTTCGTTATATTTTTCAGGTACTCCCCTCCCATCATAACCTTGCGCCTCAAGAGCTTCGGTGAGATTAGGACAGTTATCTGTGTTGATAAGCCATTTGTAATGAGATAAGAGGCCATTTACAGCATTAACCCTATCTCTGATGGGGGGATTCGCCCTCGGGCAGTCAACAAAATAACCTGAGTCGCGTATTATATCAATATCTGACCTTGATGCGTTAGTCCTCTGCGATTGCCCACTAGCATCAGGGTATACAGTAATCCTTCTGCCCTCTTTTTGATATTTGGAAAGCCTAATACAAAAATCTCTAGTGTCATGGCTGATAAATTCGTCAACGGTTATTGGCGCTCTCTCCTCAACTACACTAACAATGGCACAACATCCGCCTATATTGAAATCAACTCCGACCATAATATGATTATCATCATCGTATAGGATTCTATCGCTATGGTGGTTTCCTCTGTCAAAAAAGTGATAAACCTTATTAGCCGTTAGGCTTACAATTTCTCCATCTAAATATAACTTGGCTAGAACAGAATCATAATTCTCTTTGATTTGCTCAATATAACCGTCTGGAATGAATGGGTTAGAGATTGAAGGGGCTTTAATTACCTCATGAAAAGGCGTTTTGTTTTTATACCACCGACTATAAATAAAGCCGTTGAACCCTTGATCTGGCGTGGTTACACAGCCAATTGTATTCCCTTGAGGGTGAAGGCATTTCTGACGATTCCTTTCTGTTATTTTTCTCCAAACCAATGCTGCTTTATCTTTAGGAAGGGTATCAAGCTCGTCAACAATAGAATGGGCAACCTCATAGGCAACAATTCTCTGCGGGTTGTCGTATGAACGTAGAATAATAGTGCCGTAATTAGCGACTTTGATTGTATAGTCAGAGCGATTAGTAAGGTAAGGCAGTCCTAAGTTTTCAAGCTCCTCCTCTAAACCAGTTATAGCCCTCAGCTTTAAAAGGTCATAGGTTGGCATATAATAAGCGGCATTGGTTCCTCTATCTTGAACCATAAGAAGGACAAGCCTCGCGGTTCCTGCTTTTGTCTTTCCAGAACCTAACCCCCCAATCATCGCTGGGTATTTAGCCTCGGAGAATACAAAATCCTCTTGAGGTTCAGTCAGACTTAACAGCACGGATAATCTGAATTACGTTGTCATCGTTAAACGAAGCCACTTCTGGCTCTTGTTCCCGCCATCCCGCTTGAGTCTTTAGAAAAAACATACTTGCAGAGACATTCCCTTGAGTTGCCTGATTCACTAGATTCCCCGCTACTGCGGCGATTGCTTTTGCTTTTCCTCTTTTATACCCCTCAGATACTTCTGATTGACGTAACTCTATAGCGCGAAAAGTGTTTTCTGATATACCCATGTAATCAGATAGTTGAGATTTTGTTAAAACTGCGGCGAGCTTTTCGACCAACTCTGTTTGTTCTTGGTCAAATACTACTAGCGGTTTTCCGCCGCCTTCACCTTGATTTCCATTTTTCATTTTTCAACCTTTACTCTTGGGTCTATGCCTAGCGCCCTTTTTCTAGCTCTTTCCGTTGCCTTGGCTTTAGACCTTAAAATTTCTTCTTCCTTTGGCAAACAGTGCTGCAAATTAGATAGCGTATAAAAAACCACGCTTGACCTTTCCCAGTTTTGAGAAGTAGGGACAATTGCTGTTACTCCGTGAGGGATATTAACACCATCAACAATTACTAACGCTCCGTGAGATTGCT